TATTTCTTTATCAATTGCTCGTCATTTACAAAATTCTGAAAAATCTAATTTTAATAAAATTAAACATATTGCAAAAGTATTTTCTGGCAAAAGATTTGATAATCAAGATAAAAAAGAACCTAGCAATTCTTATATAAATTTTTTATTATATGGTGGTAAAGAATCTATAGAATGGGCTAAAGATTTAAATGATAGGATAAATGAACAAGATTCTAAAAATTTAGCGTATTTTGGAGCAGAAATTAGTTTTCCTTATGATTCTCTCAAAGATGTAAATCCGTCTATTCGTGGAATCACTCCAAAAGTTACATTGGGGCAAGCTAATCAAATTATTAAAGTGGCTGATGCAATTGGTGTGGATAAAGAAAAAAACGGATATGCCATAGCTATATCACAATTTAAAAAATCACATATTATAAAAGATGGAAAATGGGTAAAAAAAGAGGAATCAGATAAAAA